CACCTAGGCTATATTTAAAGACATCAAAAGATGATTTTAATTTTTCCACAGCGCCACCTGGACCGCTCATTAGTGCATCAGCCATATTTTTCGAAGCCCCCGTCGCTCCCTCGATGCTGTCTTTGTAGCCTTGTAAAGCCTCGATACCTGGACCGTTTATCAAGGTTACCCACTTTGCAGCCTGATTTTTTCCAAAGATTGCCTCCGCGGCCGCAAGCCGTTGTTGGTCGCTAAGACCTGCAAAGCCTTTTTGCAGTGTTCCGATTGTCTCAGGCATTGACTTAAGACTTCCGTCCGTATTGAAAACATTTATGCCCAAAGCCTCCATCCAAATAGACGCTTCTTTTGTCGGCGCCGCTAATTTCATAAGTCCAGAGTTTATTGCCGTAGCTCCCACAGATGCTTCAATGCCATGGTCTCCAAATACTCCAGTGATTACAGCAAGGTCTGAAAAGCTCCAACCCACAGTCTTCGCCATTGAACCTGCAATACTCATAGCATCAAACAATCCTGTTACATCTGTATTTGCCTGTGCCTGTGCTTTGGCCATCATGTCAGCATAGTGTGTCGCCTCATTTGCATCCGCGCCGAACGCTTTCAAAGTATTTCCAAGACCGCCTGTGACCATCGACAAGTCTGAAGCTGTACCTGCTGCAAGGTTCATAGCAGGCGAAATCATATCCGCCGCCTGTGCTGCATTAAAGCCTTGTCTTGCAAAATTCAAAGAAGCATCCGCCGCATCCTGCATGCCGAAAGTTGAATTAGCCGCAGCAGTTTTTATAGCACTTTCAAGCGTCTTTGCTTCTTCTGCGGTGCTTCCCATAGTTTCACTGACAAGCCTCAGTGTCTTGTCAACATCTCCGAAATTTTTAAAACTCGCTGCACCAACGGCGGCAAGTGGAAGCGTTACGCCTGTGGTAATTTTACCGCCTAGATTGCTTATGCTCTGCCCTGCCTTTTCGACTCCCTTCCACGCTCTTGATGCGGCGGCTGTGCCACTTGTGAGCGTGCCGATAGTGCTGTTAAAGCTACTTGTAAAGTTGTCCAAAAACCGAAATTCTACATCTACCTGTCTAGCCATCGTGCTCGCTTCTTTCCTTTGCTTCCTCTACCTCTCTTCTGATAAAATGCCTTATAAGCACCTTATCAGAAAAGGGTGCATCAAAAAAGACTGACGGGCTCCAGTCGTGATTTACAAATAAGTAATACATCGCCTGAAAATCCGCATCAGTCTCTATGAGTTTTTTATGTCGTCGTATTCGATGCCGTCATCAGCATCATCTTTATCATCTTTATCGTCTTTCTTGCCAAATCCCGACAACTCTCCGATTTTTTCCGAAATCTTTACAAGTTCGCCCCCCGGAAAGAGAATTTTTGCAAGGTCGTTCGGGGTTTCCGCCTTGTAGTGTTCCTTAAGTTCCTTGTTTTTTAAGTTTGGTTCAATACAACCTGCTACTACTACCATAGCGTGAGTGTCATAAACACGACCCATGTCCACTCTGCCATATTTGTTTGTAGCGTTTGACATGATCTCAGTGTATCGGCTACCTGATAAGGCCTTTACTGTAATTTCTACATCTTCGCCTGCCACTTTTGACAAGTGACAAGCTTTTATTTTTTCGGTAGGTATCTCAAGAAGATTGTCTCTATCAAGCTTCATGAGTCTTTCCATTAAAGATATCATTTTTATTCCTCCTATGCTCTTATATTATCAAGAAAATCCCAGTCTTCAAAAGTGAAGCTATAAGATTCCTCAGTGTTTTTCTGTACTTCCCAGTCCATCAGGATTGCCTTGTCGAATTTGCAGTGATAAAAAACTACTCTTTCTACTCCCAACGCATCTGGGTCGGCAAGTTTCGCAATAATTTTAAAGTCAGGCGTTTTCCCCTTTTTTACTTTATCAGATATTGCCCTTGAAATGTTAGATCTTACATGGTGAAGTTTTACGCTCCCTTTGCCCTCAAGCTTAGTCATTTTCTTACCCGCCGTAAGACTTCTGACCATCGAAATATCTGAATAAGATATACTCACCTCGCCTTTGCAAGACATAACTTCGCCGATGTATTCGTCATCAACCCACAATTCTCCCCAAGTTCCATTTATGACCTGATTAGACACAAATTTATTCATATATACCTCCTTACACTGAAATCTTTAAAGATACATCTTCAATCGCATCAACTAAGGATACAATCGCCTTTAAAAAGACCTGCGAATCTGTATTTGCCCTTTTAATTTCTTCATCTGTGCAGTCATCAATGCCCTTTTCGCTTCCGTCATCAAATACCACCTTTTTGCCTTCCCCCCTTAGCCACTGCTTTTGAGTGTCTACATCAATTTGACATTGTCCAACTGAGATAAGCCCATCATTTACAAGACTCATAAAGTAAGCGTTTACGGCAGTGATAAGCAGACATTTATTGTCATAAGTGTTACCAAACTTACCAATGTAGTTATCTTCTATAGTCTTTCTGATGTCGTCCTCCATCATGTCCATAGTCTCAACAAGTTTAATCTTCTTAAAGCTGTCGCCCTTGTCGGCTGTTGTGGTGGTGAGTGATGTTACCGCCCTGTTAAGCTTGACCTTTTCACCATCCCAAATGGCTATAAGCTTGCCGTCGCCTACCGCTGTATCCTGCTCGGTCTTTGTAAGTCTGTTTACATCCACAAAATCTTGCAAAGGTGCATATGTACCCGATACAGTCAGGCCTGTACCTGCCAAAAGACCTGCAATTCTTGCACATCCCTGTTCGGGTGTTATCGCCTGCTCCTTTGTTCTATACAAAGTAGAACACCAATTTATTACGCCTTCGCTATCTGCCGTTATCTCTGGCAGTACCACTTTTACAAGATTATGCTCATCTCTTTGCTTCTTTGCCCATGTGACGATATCCTGAACCTTATTATCAGTTTTTACTGACGGGATTGCCATATATGTAAATTTTTCATTCTCAAAGTACTGCATCATATCCTTGTATGCCTTTGTCATATCTTCAGCAGTAGGCATAACATAAACAACTACATACTTAGGTGCGTGACTATATCCAATTAAAGCATCCTTAACAAATTGCTCATTTTCAGCGCTTAAAACTCCGGTTGGAATGTCACTAATACTCATAACCTTAAAAGCCTGCTGTCTTGTACCCTTTAAGACAAGGGCGACAATTCCACGCTCGCCCCTTGTCACCGCACTTGCACCCTGTTCGGTAAAAGCGATTGTGATGCTTGGTGATGTTAATTTTGCCATTTATCTACTTCCTTTCTTTTCTACTTTCAAATGAATATCCTCAATGAGTTCTCCGTTATGGTATTCCGTACTTTCGTACCAGTCCAGCTTAAAGGACATCTGCGGAATATTGCCATGATCTTCGATATAATCATGCGTATACTCTGTGACAAGTAGTCGCCTGTCTTTGATAATTAAGACCATACCTAAGCTATCGAATATGTTTTCGATAACCTCAAGTGCTTCCGTCTGTTTAGCCACTTTTTGTACAAAAGTAATTTTCACTGAACACGATTTGTGCATCATATTTCGACTCTCTCTATTTATAACGAATGGCACGACCTCAACAAAAAAATATGGTGGTACTGCATTATCTACAGTGTCGTTTCCGTATCTTTTGATGTTTGGATATTCTCTTTTCAAAATCAAATTTACTTCTTTGATGATGTCAGCATAAATAATCATGAAAGCCCCCGATCTGCCAAGGCCTTATTAATAGCCGATTGCATCATATCTGGGTATTTGCTTTCATACTCTTCTCTTGTTTTTTCTGCATAGTGCTTGCCCTCAACAAAACCACCCGTATCCACTCCGTTTATAAATTTTCTGTGGCCATTTTCGACAAGGTGGAAGTGGGGTGCCTTATTGGTGACATCAACGCTTGCAATCATTCCTGAAGGGCTGTAATTCTTCGTTGTTTTCCATCTTTTCAAGCCCTTTGCACCGCTTTTATAGCTTGACGGCATCTTTGCATTGCAGTCCTTCGTCCACGCTTTCGCCGTTTTTATGACCGCATCATTTAGCTCATCAGGCGACTGTGTTGCCATGCTTTGCATATCTTCAAGCAAGCTTTCAAGTCCGATAAAATGTACTGACTCCATTACTCCCTCCTTTCCTCGTGGTCTTTGTTTTCTGTACACATAAGTTCAAGATAATAATTCGCCTCTAATGGGTTGACAATGTAATTTATAAGAAACTGCCTGCCCTGATACTCAATCACATCTTTTTCAGTAATATCTGTATTCCTGATTGTAATTTTGTATACAAGCTTGCTTGTTGTCTTATAGTGTTCTAATTGTTCGTTTCCTCTTAGTGGTCTTATCTCTGCCCAAACTTTTTTATGCACTGATAAAGTACTCACGATATTGGCAAGTTCGTCCTCTGTCTCTATGTATCTTAGTATATTGACCTTTTTATTAAGCCTTCCAGGATTTATACCTTTCATGTATCCCCCTTAAGTGCTTTTTTCATTTGCAGTTGCAAGATTATACTCTTAAAAGTGTATTCAATCGCTTTTCTTTGCTGTATATCCGACTGCATAAGCTCTCTATTGTCATACAGATTTTGCACTATCGCACAAAAAAGAAGGTTTGCCGTCTTATCCTCTTCGTCGTATTCACCTACAGCGGACACGATATATTCTTTCGCCGTCTCCATCATTAAAGATATGAGTCCGTCATCGTCGTCGCCGTCTACCCTTAAGTAGTCTTTGACCGTTTCAATCGTCATAGGCTAATACCTCCTAAAAAGCCCCTGCAGATGCAAGGGCTAAAACATTACTACGGTGTTACTGTGATGGTACCATTTACAAATGCATCAGAATCCTTGACTTTGCAGTCAAATCTTTCGATGCCTCTGAACAGTGTCAAATCCTGCTCAAAAGCGTTCAGTGTTCCGACTGCTGCCACGTTGGAAGTCATGATATTAAGCTTCGCTCTGTCAAAAATCTTCACAGCTTCCTTTAAATCACCAACGATGAATGGAATCTTATTGGTCTTTGTGGCCAAAATTGTATTTGGTACAACCTTTACAGGTATCTTTCTTGCCCCTACCGCAAGTACCATCTGCATTGGGTTCTGAACATCAGGACTAAGCAAGTATCTTCCTTGCTTGTCTACTAAAGTATCAAGGTAATTAAGTCCATCATCGTTAGTCACGATTGCAACCCCTCCGGCATATGCAGCACCTAAGGTGACATTTACGGCCTTTTTGATGCCGTCAAGGTTCTTTAAATCTGTTTCAGCCTTTGTTCCAATCGCTGTAAGGATTTGAGCATTCTTGGTCGCAATATCCTCTTCGGCAAGCCACTTTGTAAGTACAGCGGTGATATTGGCATCTGAGTCGGCCAAAAGCTCAGATGTAACCGGCATATACCCTGCATACTTCTTAACAGCATACTCAAGAATTTCAAACTGTGGGGTGTTATTGCCCTGAATTTTCCCAGCCTCTGCCACAGCTTTAAAGCCTTCGGCCTGCGCCTTTTTCTGAAAGGTTCTTCTACCGCTACTTGTCTTTACTGTCTCCACATCAACAAGACTTTCCAGTGAGAATGTAGCCTCTTTATACTGATTGATTTTTGTCTGAATATCATCAGGCACTGTATAACCGCCATCAGCCTTTGTGCCTTCAGTCATTGTGTTAGTGTAAAAGCCGTGTCTAGCTGCCTCTGCAAAGTCATGTACGGCATCAGTTGGCTCGCCTGTTGTAACTACCTTCATGCCAACAGCATTGGCTGTTCCGCTTGTCATTCCAGATTGCTCATTTTCTATAATATCCTTAAGAATATTATATTGATCTTGAAGCTTTACAAGCTCCTCTTTTGCTGTCTTTGCTTCCTCTATCTTTCCCTGCTCCGCAAGGTTCTTTACTTCAAGCTTCTTTGCATTGATTTGATTAAGTAACTCCTGTAAATTCATACTATTTGCTCCTTTCACGCCCCGAATTTATCAAGGTCTTTTAGTAACTCATTCTTTTCTTTTTCAGTATCGGCCTTTTTGGCTTCATACTTTTTTATCATCTCATCTGTAACCTTTAAATTACCGATGCCGTTAGTGATTACCAGCTCACCTGCCTGACTTATAGCATCTATAAAGCCAAGTTCTACAGCCTTATCAGCTGTTATCCAAGTTTCAGCATCCATCATCTGAATGATTTCTTCTTTGTTCTTGCCCGTCTTTTCGACATATGCACTTGCCAAAGCTTCATCCCATGCCTTTAAGGTCTCGGCCTGCTTACTAAGTTGTGCATGATTTCCGCTTATATAGCTTGCACTAACATCATGTATCATAAGCATACCGACAGGTGATATTGTACTTTTGCCCGCCATTGCTATGACGGATGCAGCAGATGCCGCAAGCCCTTCCACTTCAATGTCTACATCATTGCGACCTCTAAGTGTGCTATATATCTCCTGCCCTGCAAACACATCACCGCCACCGGAGTTTATTTTTACCTGCAAGCGGTCACCTTTTGGCATTTCCTCAAGTGCTGTGAGTACATCACCCGGAGTAGTACAGTCATAGCCGAACCACTCATAAATATCTTTCATGTCATTACTGACTATATCGCCTTTTATCTTGAGTATCATCCTTTGCCCTCCTTTCCTAAGTTATATGCAGCCCCTACATCAGTAAGAGGCACATAATTGCCGTTTACTATAAGCACATCACCACCCTCTAAAGAAGGAAGATCCAAAAGGTGACGGCCTTCATTTGGTGTATAAATTCCATTTTGGACTGCCGAAGTTATAGATTGCATTTGTGTCTCCATATTGGCACGCAAAAGCACTTTTTCATTGAATTTGTATACAAATCCTTTTGCTCTCTGTTCATCAGTCAAGCACTTGTAATTTATCTCCTGTTCGTATTGATTTAAGCGGTACATCATTGTATCTATCAAAAAGCTAAGTTGTTGTGATTCGGAGTTTGAATAGCTGCTCTTTTCATAATCATTGATCTGATTTGGCTTTACTCCGAAGGCTGCCGCAATCTGCAAGGCACTGTACTTCTTAAGCTCCATATACTGTGCATCCGCAAGCGTGTAAGTAAGCGGCTCAAGCTTCATGCCGATTGGCAACGCTACCACCTTGCCCGCATTTTCCGCTCCTGTAAGAAGTTCGTTATACTTTTTCTGTAATTGCGTCCTCAATTTTTCATCAAGGTCGCCAGTATACTGCAGTACACTTGATGCAGTCAGACCGCTCTTATATAGCTTTTCAAGATATCTTTGTGAGTATCCTGCTCCCTGTATGGTGCTTTTTAGTGTCTCCCTTACTGAAAGACCCATAACACCATCCCAAGAAAGCCAATTTTTTATATGCAATACATCTTCTTGTCTGAATACCGCCATTTCGCCATTTTGTGGATTGTTATATTGATAATACAGCCTTCCACGGTCGCCAAAAACGCCTACATCGTCCATGTATACAGTCACGCAATCGGATTTCATTATCCAATAAGCTTTCGTCTGTATCTTTCCGGTCTTTAAACCTCTACCGTAATCCCTTTGTATCCATGCGTAAGCATTACCGTAATGCTGGCAATTTGCTTCCATGGTTGACCAGAAGGTTGACGGAGTCATTACGCTGTTCGGCCTGTATAAAAGCACATCTATAGCATCGGCCCTCACCCTTCCACCTGTCGCATCCTCTTTATATAGCTTCAGCGGCATCTTTCCCATCGTTTCGGATAAGACCTTCAGGCATGTGAAGTATGTTGTCTCTGAAAGTGCCTTCGGGGTAGTGATATCATCATCTATCCCCAGCCATTGCCGGAGCCGTTCACTTGCTGTGTCCGCCGTCTCAGGTATAAAAAAGTTTTTCAAGCTGTTAAAAAATCCCATTTTATCCCGTCATTCCTTTCAAAAAATTCTCTACATAGTCGTTGTAGCTTTCAGCTTCAAAATCATGATATAAAGCTAATTTAAACGCCCCTAAAGTTGCATCCACAGGGTCTATTCGCTTAGTGGTTGCATCTTTGTCTATCTTTATAAGTCCGTTGTTTGTTCTTACAACCGCATTAGACATTGCGTAATTAAACAAAGGGTTGTGCAGATAGACCACATTACCCGAATAAACCTGTTCTCTGAAGCCTTGTGTAGACTCATTTAAACTCTTGTGACTTTGATAAACCTCTTCGACTGTGTATCCCTCATCTGATAAGTCCATCATTAACTTTGCGGCATTATTTGGATCAAAACAAAAGCATTGAATATCAAGTTGATATTTTTCGCATTCATTAAGCACATAACGCATTACAGTCGCTTGGTCGACAATTGGCGTATTTGTCAGCGTTAAATAACCAAGTCGCTCCCACGCATCATATGGCACTTTGTCCTTTATGATGTGTTCTCTTAATTTATCTACAGTCGGGATAAAACTATGCGTCCATACTGCATAGTTAACTACCTTCTTGCTACTGCTGTCCAATTTATCGGTCTGAAATGGTACGACAAAGGCGACCGATGTAAGGTCGATTTTTGATGACATATCAAAACCGACATAAACCGGTCGCCCTTTAAGGTCGATTGGCAGTTCCTTGACTTCGCAAGCTTTCCATTTTTTCATATCCATATAGCCATTATTTGATGCCGATACCCAAATATTGAGTACTTTTGTCATGAAAGCGATCATTTTTTCGGGTATCTGCTTAGCTATCTCATAATCTTCAGCTATCTTTTTAATACCTTCGTCATAAAAGGCTCTTATTGGGTTCGCTTTTTGCCAAGTCTCAAGTGCTCCAGGGTCGTCGCCCTTGTCCGCTTCGCAAATATCAATAAAATATTCGTCATTCTTTACATCTACATCCGGATCTAAGACCTTTGAACAATAATCATATTCTTGTGTGTAGCAGGGGTATGTTAAATCCTTGCCAGCTGTGGTGATTATTGTCAACATTGGCTCTTTAGTGTTTGAACCAAGCCCTAAGTCGTAAAAATCGGTTGTCGGGTGTTGATGATATTCATCGAGGATGAGACATGCAGGATTGGTACCATCGCCTGTCTTCCCGTCCTCTTTCGATAAAGGCTTTATGAAAGAGCCTGTTTTGATATGTACTATTTCATCACGCTTGAAGTTGAATTTAGACCGCAGTATTGAGCCTTTTGTCATTAAATTGCACTCACTGAATACAATTTTTGACTGATCTCTCTTTGTACCAGCTGTATACACTTCGTATGTCTCCATGTTTTTTGTTGCTTGAATGGCTATTTCATAGAGTGCTTCGCCTGCTTCCATCTGTGATTTCATTTTGTTATCCTATCGGCTTTTTATCCGATAGTTCTTACTGTCGCCAGTAAGTTCAGCATATATTTTCATCTTCAACATTACTTGCTAAGATGTCGGACACTCGTGGGAACTTTATATTCTTGCTTCTGCAAGGTTCAGCTCCTATGCGTTACAATGCCTTGAGCCTTTTAAAACTTAAAGTTATCTCGATGTTGTCTGCCTTGCAGATTTTCACCGATTTTGCCCGATAATAATTCATGATATTTCTATCACGAACGCCAAATTCTAGCATTTTTTCGTCCTACCTCTGTAAAACTCTTTTTAAACCGCTTCTTCCCCGTTTCTCTGTGTACCCATCCGTACAACTGGCACGCTCTGAATTTTTGCCACATTGTCAAGTCAATCGGCTTACCTGCCAAGGCTCCTTTTGAGTGCTTTAGTAAAGAAAACCATTTGACAATCTTATCTGCATTGTCTTCGATCCAGATATATGGAAAGTCCACTGTTCCTATTTTGTCTAGGTCGCCAAGAAAGCGTTGGCATGCCCACTTGTGTTTTTGCCCTGAGGGAATTTCATTCGCTAAGCAACTTCTTGCGTATTGCTTGATATCCTCTAAATGACTCATATCTATATATCTCCGAACATCTGCAGGAGGTTTTCCTCTTGCCCTTTGGCTTTTTCTGCTGCAATCTTTAGCCTTGAGCTTGCAGACATACCCAAAGCATTTCCAGAAGTCTCCATGTCTTTCTTTGCTTGTTCCATAATCGCATACACGGGATTTGGCTTTTCTCCCGAACTTGTTTTCACAGTCGGGCAGAAATCTTTTTTCTTTGTTTCCTTCAAGGCCCGCAGGTACATCGAATAGGCATTTGCATAGACAATCATGCTGTTACGGTCTAAGTTACCTAGTATGTCGATATTCTGAAGATTTTTTCTTACCCTTTCGTATTCTCTCTTTGCTGTCGCATCAAAAAAGACCGATGAAGGAGGTTTTTCCAATTCATCCTTATCGGTCTTGACTAATGACTCCTCATATTCTCTTTTTGCCCTGACATCTTTTTTAATGTTGCCAGTTTGCATTGAAATTACTTTTCTAGGTCTGCCCATTCACCCTCCTTTCTGCTTCTGATGCGAACAGAACTATTCACTTTTGGCGACTATTTAGAAATTTATGTAAAGAAAACTGGGACGGCGGTCGCTGTATACAATATACAAACTTTTTACTATCCCCCTACCCTATATCCTTGCTATCTTTTCTCTTGTCTTTAGAAGCTTACCTTCCTCACCAACCTTCTTAGTGTCTCTTCTTTACCAAATTTCTTAGTATCTCTTGCGTCCTTGCCTTATCCTCTGCGTTCTTTCTATACAGCGCATGAATTTCATCATGGCTCGATCTTGATAAAGGTATTAAGTTATCTTCTGTATAAAACAACTCCGGATTATCCTCCGCTGTAACAATATGATGTACAGTATGTGCGTATTTGATACGCCCATGTAAAAATGCCCAGGGATCCAATCCATCATACCTTGCAATGATCACAGCTCTCAATTTCTTCCATCTCGTTTCTCGATAAAATTTTCTCGTGCCGGTTGGGGGAGCATACTGCCTTTTATATCCGCAGTCGCACTTTCCGCCCGCCTCGTATCTTTTTCCGCAGTGTATACATCTTCTGTATATCATGTGCAACCCCTCCTTTTTTTGCAAAACAAAAAGAGACGGTTATCATTAACCATCTCTCTTCAGAAAATTATGTAGCAACGGAGGCACCACATCACCCCGTAATCGTAGTCGGAGGGCGTTTCCCGCCCTCCCAAAAAAAATATAAAGAAGGTGAATTGTGGAATCGTAAGGAGCTTCTCTTAACTCTTTACATATACAGTATAGCATTGTCAATAAGTGAATTTATATGACTTGTTGTGTCAACACTTTTTCTGAAAAAATTTTAAACTAAAAATTTTCAACTATCATATTTTTTGCTATGTAGTCTATCAAACTCTTTTAAAGCTTCTCGATGAAGTACAAGCACCCACCTTGTCCCGTAGTGCATTTTTTCAGATATTTCTTCGAATTTCAGACAATTTACATATCTCATAATTAATAAACTTCTATAGCGCACATTCTCTATCTCGTCTATCTCTTTACTTATTTCAGCTTGCAACTTCACATATGCTTTCATCTTCTCGCTAATGTCTTTTTTGAGTTCTATCACTCTTATAATGACATCTTCATTTCTATCACTGTGACTACTGTCAACTTTGCAGTCACTTAGCACACTTGTCACTTTTTTTGACATTGCATCAAGTCTTTCGCACTCAAGTCGCTTTGCTTCAATAAGTCTTTCAAGATTTATCAGTTGACTTAGATATTCTTTAGCCGTCACCTTATCGCCCCCTTCAGCGGTCTTCTGTCGGACAGAAGCTTTATCATCTTTGTATCTGTCAGCTGATCTGCAGTCTCCACACTTTTAAATATCTTCTCTACCATTGGATTACCAGCTTCTGCAAATGCAGAGTTTAGCAAGTTGTACTGTTCTGGAATCAAGTATACTGATATGTTTTTATATATAAGTGGTATATATGTATTTCCGGCTATCGTGACAGCACTATACATTCTATAGTCTGCTGCTCTTCCTGTAATTTTTGACTTGTAGATATTTTTTACAGCGTCGGCCTGTATTTTTCCAAAATCTATCATTTTTTCAATCTCTCCTTTACTTCTTGTATTCTGGCTTTTAAGCTGTCAAGCAAGGCTTGCTGTGTATCACTCTTGCCCTCAAGCGCTTTGGCCACATCCTCATCACGCTTGCCTTTTACAAGTAGCTGATGAACTATAACCTTTTGCTTTTGTCCTTGCCTGTGAAGTCTTTTAAGTGCCTGCTGGTAGAGTTCCAAAGACCAGTTAAGACCAAACCATATCATGTGATTGCCCCCGTCTTGTAGATTAAGCCCATAGGCTGCACTCGCGGGGTGTGCAAGTAGTAACTCTATTTTGCCGTCATTCCAGTCTTTCTGGTCCTGTACGGTCTTCAGCTCTCTGCACTGTGGGAACTCTTTCATGATTCGTTCTTTGTCGTGCTGGAAGCTGTAGAACAATAAAATATTATGGCCTTTCAGGGATTCTATAATCTCTTTCAGTGCGTCCATCTTACAGTCGTGTATGTGATGAACCCCTCTGCCTTCGTCATAAACTGCACCATTACAAAGCTGTAAAAGCTTATTTGAAAGTGCAGCGCCATTTGTAGCAGATATTTCCCCGTCAAGGATTTGTAAAATATACTCTGTTTCAAATTCTCTGTAAGCTTTATCGGCCTTAGCATCTAAAACTACATACACCGGATTTACAACAAGGTCAGGAAGCTCTAAATAGTCACTCGCTTGCATTGATATGCAAAGGTCTGATAACTCTTTAGATATAAGCTCTTTGGCTCCGTCTTTAGGGGTATAATTCTGTCTCCCTGATGCGTCTGCTGTATAGCTATCAAAATATCTATTACGGTATTGAGTAATAGTCTTATAAAGCCTTTGTCCCTTATCAAGCAAATACACTTGCGCCCATAGATCCATTAAGCCATTAGGTGCCGGAGTTCCTGTAAGCCCTATAATTCTATCTATCCTTGGCCTTATAGCTTTTAAATCCTTAAATCTCTTTGCTTCTCTGCTCTTAAAACTTGATAGCTCATCTATAACCACCGTATCAAAAGGCCAATCGTTTTTGTAATAATCCACAAGCCATGATACATTTTCACGATTTATAACATAGATGTCCGCAGGCGTGCAAAGTGCTCTAATCCTCTTTGCACTACTGCCAAGGCAGGTGCTTATTCTTAAATGCTTTAAGTGGTCCCATTTATCGGCCTCAAGTGCCCAAGTTCCCTCTGCAACCTTTTTCGGTGCTATGACTAAGGCTTTTGAAATCTCAAAACGGTTATAAAGCAAATCATTAAGTGCGGTCAGAGTTATCACAGTTTTCCCTAATCCCATATCGAGAAATAGCCCGATTTCTTTTTGTGATATTATCCTTTCAATGCAGTACCTTTGGTAGTTATGTGCTTTGTATATCATTTAAAAATTTGCCTACTCCTTCCTTGCTATCAATTACAGACACACTGCATCCTAAGTCCCTGAGCCTGCCTATCTGTCTATTCTGTAAATGGCTTGTTTTCCCTCCAGGCCTTTTAAGCTCCACAAAATAAATTCTGTTATCCGGCATTACTATAAGTCTGTCAGGTACTCCTGCATTGCCTGGAGATGTAAACTTGAAGGCTATGCCCCCTAGTCTTTTCACCCCAAGTCTTAAATACTCTTCAATCTCTCGTTCTCTCATTTTCCTCCTTTGGGGCAACTTTGACGCATTTCCCTATACATATATATATTAGGCGTATATTAGGGGCGTATATATGGTATATAGTGTCTATTTTATATAGTTATATATAGAAAGTTGCGGTTGCCCTTACTGTATAAACCCTGATAAATCAAGGCTTTAAGAGGCAACTTAGGGGCAACTTTCTAAGGGTGAAAGTTGCCCCCGGAAAATTTTAGAAAGTTGCCCCTAAGCCACGAAGTTGCCCCTGAAAGTTGCCCCTAGACCTCGCATAATTTAAAGCCTTTTTGATCCCCGTGGCATCCGAATTTGATCGCTGATTTACAGCGCTTAAAATCTTTTAGGGCTTCTAAAATTCCGTTTATCTCCACAGTGTCCTGTCGCCTTGCAGTACTTGCATCTTTTCCGAAGCACTCTGTCCAGATCTCCGCGGCACATATTCTATCCCTCTTTACAGTATTGCCTTTATATGTTTTGTACTCAAAAGACCAGTACGCTCTTCTTTGCTCCAAGCTGTATTTGTTCCAGTTTTCCGGTACTTCTTTCTCTACGAACTCCCTAACCATTCCTGTTTTAATGGAAACCTCTCTATGCTCTTCCTGCACAAGTCTTGCCATAGCCTCTATATCTTTTGGCAGGTGTAATTTCTCGCCTAGCTGCCAGTAAAAGTATGCTTCCGCCCATATTTGGTCTCTCTCTTTTGGAAGGTCGTTAAAAACAGATTTTGTGGTTTTAAGTAGGTCAGCATCCACGGGCCAAAACCTACGGTTCCCTGTCGGGTCTCTTAAATACTCACTAACATTTGTAGTTCCAAAGAATACGCACTTTCTGGGAAACCGCGCTGTTCTTCTTCCATACGCTTCTCTGTATATATCGTCAGTCTTTGAAAGAAACTGCTTTACCGTGTTAGTCTCTGACTTAGACATACCGCTAAGCTCTCCGACTTCTATGATCCATCTGCCCTGAATAAGCTCCGCTGCCTCTTTTCCCTCAAAGGTCATAAGGCTGTCTGAAAACCACTCACCTCCTAAAATAGCAAAAAATGTACTTTTACCTATGCCCTGTGCCCCTGAGATAATAACCATATTGTCAAACTTGGCTCCCGGCTGCATTACCCTCATAACTGCTGCGACAAAAGATTTCTTTGTTACAGCCTTTACATATAAACTGTTTTCAGCACCGAAATAGTCTATAAATAGATTCTCAAGTCTTTGTATGCCATCCCAGCTAAGTCCTGTTAAATAGTCTTTAACACTGTTAAAAGCGTGCTTGTGGGCACACAAAGTGGTTGCATCGTATATCTTATCCTTACCCGTGATTCCGTACACGCTTTCAAGGTACCACCTAAGACCTGCGTCATCTGTATCATCCCATTGCCTTTTTTCATCTCCTGCATTCCAGGGCAAGGCTCCCAACGCAACACCTCTGCAGGCAAAATCATCGAGAGCTATTTTATTCTTTAATAACGGATCATTATCAAGAATCAGACTTATATTGCCTATTGTCTTTTCCACAGCTCCGTTTCCGTTTATTTTAAGCCCTGCCATCCAGCCGCTGCTGTCATCTGCTATGCCGGTTTTAAACTCCCCGCTTGCCTCTTTATATCTCTCTTTAGTTAAAAGTACAGATACTTCTTTTATACTTTTTACAAGCTCTGCCATGGCCAAATAAGAAGGTAATTTATTTGTCGGCGTATCTGGCTTCACATCTACATCCAAGTCACTGAACTTATGAAGTCTTACAAGATCCCAGGCATTGCACAGTCTTCCGCTTGCGGGGTCCGTAGCATGATGCGAATATAACCACAGCCCGTTGTATACGATAGCACCTCCTGAGGTTGAGCCGCCCGAGTAAGTATATCTGTTTTCATGCTCTGTGCTTAAGTATACCCCAGGGATAAGTTCATCCATAGCTCTGTAAATGTCGTAAGTTCTACAAAATGCTCCTATTATACCGCTCTTCTCCCTAGGGTCCTGCTGTTTATTCGCAAGGTGTGTGTACTTTTGAGCCTCGTTCGGTACAAGCGACCATTCTAAGTGATTATGCCAGTCGTTGTACATAGCCAGCACGCCCTTGGGATCTAAAAAACCACCATCAAGAACTTTAAAAACATATACGCTGTCACTACTGCAACTCGGGTTATACATAAGTCTTGAGGCTTGGAATGTTGTCGGGTCCGCCCACTCTATCCCTATAAGCTTTGCAACTTTTCTTGCTATCGGCTCATACTCTTCGGCTGTTACAGTGTTTGCAAGCGGAATAATTACTCTGAGTCTCGGTCTTGCAAGCTCGTGTTTTCTAGTGCTGTGTACTAAAAGAGCACAACCAAGCAGAGTTATTCTCTTTAAAACTTCATCAGTCATTCCGCTCGGAATGTTATCGAGGTCGAGCGTAACTAAATCACGACCTTCTACGCTTCTTGCACCCCTTCGGCCGTTTATGAGAGAGCCTCCCACATAGCCCCCCACATCCTTAAGTTCATCCTGCTTCGACTTTGGAAGGCTTAGAAAGTGTTCCAGTGTCTCAGGCGACCTTACAGGAGTCTCTAATTTTTTTATGAATTCCGACCACCAAATTGTCTGCCTCTGCCACTTAGCAGAAAATCGACTGGCGGCAATGGAAATAGTCAGCTTTTTATCCGTCATAATTTAGTCCTTTTTATAAAACATTGATTCAAAACCGTCTCCGCGGAGTATTAACCCTTGAGCCCATGGCACAGGCTCCGCCATTATGTCTGTCAGCTCCCTAAGTTCTCTATTCATCGGGCTGTCAATTACCATTTCATCATGTATATGCATTACTACCTTAAATCCCTTCGCCGCAGTCTTTTTCATACTTAACGCCAAACAGTCTCTTGCTATTGCTTGAACTATATTCTCGACTATCTTTCCGCCGTAGGTGCCTATCTCTCCCCATTTCTTAGTGCCTTGTTCTACGCCCATATAAAACATTTGTTCTTTGCCTTTTTCATTGGTCTTAAGCGTAGGACTTACATAAAATAGCTCTCTACCAGAAGGCAGCGTAATGATCATAAAATTATCTGCTTTTCTGAAAGTACAGCCGTTTACATTTTGTGCTGTGCCTGTACGAATTGCTGTAAGAACTGCACTCTCGCATCTATACCAGAGCTCAACTATTCTTTTGTTTGAGGCTCTCCATCTTGCGACAATATCAAACAGTTCGTCATCGCTAAGCCCCATTTTATCAGCACCCATGGCCTTTAAGGCCCCGACATGTCCCTGATACCCCAAAGCAAGCTCCGCAATCTTTCCTTTTTGTCTGAGCTCATATTCCGGATTACCTTTTTTAATTCTATCTATCGGCACCCCGAACATGGCAGAAGCGGAAGCTTCATAAATTTTACCGTGCGTGGCAAATACTTCTTGCCTCCACCTCTCTCCTGATAGCCAAGCAATCACTCTTGCTTCAATAGCGGAGAAGTCTGCAACAATAAACTTATTGCCCTTCGCCGGTACAAAAGTAGTTCTTATAAGTTGAGATAAAGTGTCAGGAACATTCCCGAATATCATTTTTAAGCTGCCCAAGTCCTTTGCTTTTACAAGGTCTCTTGCAAGCTCTATCATGCCCATGTGGTTTCTTGGAAGGTTCTGCACTTGTACAAGTCTGCCCGCCCACCTTCCTGTTCGGTTTCCGCCATAAAACTGTAAAAGTCCTCTTATTCTTCCGTCATCGCAAAGGGCGTTTTTCATGGCATCATACTTCTTTACTGAAGTCTTTGAAAGTTCCTGCCTTATCTCAAGCATCCTTACAGCTGTGCCGTTGCTAAGGTCTTTTATCATGCCTGAGACTGTTTCTTTCCTGAGATTGTCCACTTCTTCGCCTGTCTCTTCCTCAAGCCATTTAGATAACTGTTGTACTGACTTAGGATTGCTTAATCCTGTAATCTCTTTAGCTTCTTCCATAAGGCTCTCTGTGACAGCCTGGGAGCAATATAAAGCCCCCTCAATGAGTTTTTCATCTACTGCTACACCTGTGTTATTTATCATCAAATCCAGTCGCCACAGTTCCATCTCGTCAGCAGGCACTGAGTATTTGTCTAAAATGTTTTTTATAGACATCTCTGTTACCACATCCTGCTTGCAATATTCCTTGAATAATTTCCATTTTTCAGGCTCATGTTGCGGTAGTATTCTTACTCTAGGATCCGTTTTTGTCGGCTTACGGGGTACACAGAATTTTCTTATAAGACTTAAGCCTACACCCATTTTTCTTTTGTCTTGTGGAAGTCCTATAGCTTCGCCTACAGAAGATAATCCTGCAGGATAACCTAAGTACAGTCCGTGATGCATTGTGCACGCCCAGCCTTCTAATGGCAGTTCGTGACCGTAATATTTTGATAAGCAAAGCCACTCAAAAGTTGCATTGTATGCACATTTTTCTATGCTTTGCGAGATTATCAGGCTGTAAAGTAAATCCATACCAGACCTAAAGTCAGGCTCTGTAAAATCAAGTATCTGCACAGGCCCTCCGTCTAAGCTATACGCCGCAAGCATTATTTCAAAATCAGGAGAGCGTACATATGCGTACGCTCCCGCTTTTTTAATATCTACACTGCTATAGGTTTCTAAGTCTATTGACAACCTAATCATAGACCCATAACTCCGCCCTGCACTACGGGTTGCCCGGTTATAGGGTCAATTTGTGGCTGTACTTGCTGTGTATATTGTGGCTGTACTTGCTGTGTATATTGTGGCTGTACTTGCTGTGTATATTGTGGCTGCGCAACACCACCCCCAAAGTCTTCTGATGCAGATGCCTTAGTTCCTGCCAATGGAGCTCCGTCTTCAAGTTTTTGTACATTATTTAAATAACATCCTATTCCCTTTTTTCCAGCACTGAAATATGGAGCAAAATTTACCGAAAGCCTACCATACATACCCGAGTAAATTTCTGTTGCACTCATGATAGGCTGTAAGTCCGGTCCTACTATCTCAGGTCTTTGTCTTGTTGGATCCGCATTCGTTGATGCTGTAAATACCCAGCACCCCTTGCATTCCTCCCCAAAAGGTGAACCGTCGGCTCTTGCCCCGTCACCGTCATGAATTGGATTAGGCACCACTGGAGGGACTACTCCGTTCCATTTTCCATTTCTGCCCTCTTCTATAGCCTGTGCTATAGCTGTATCAATAGCCTGCTTTGTCTGTATATCAGTCTTCGGTAACAGTGCTGTTACGCTGTATTTACTGTTTCCGTTTAAGTCGTTTCTTGGGTTTAAAAGTGCCACATAACTAAATCTTACTTTTCCTGTTATTACTTTACTCATTTGATGATTCCTCCTTGAATTCGTCTGCTGCTTTTATCTTAATTGATTCTCTTTTATCGCTATCAGGTACCAATGTCGGCTTACCTGTACTAGTCGTTACCATATCGCCTACGAGGGCGTTAAATTCTTTCTTGCCTATCTCTTTTTCAACTTGTGCCAGAGTTAGTGGGCTCTTGGTCCACAATATTTCTTCACTTACTCCACTGCTCGTAAGTTTTTTAAAGACCATATCCATATCAGTCCAAACCCTTGTTTTTCTTCCTTCTACGGCCTTCCATCCTGGTACATCGTTACCTTTTAGCACTTCTGATAGCGCATACTCTTCCAGGGCTTTTGCCCAACTTGCAACATCCTTTGCCGTCTGTAAGATCTGCCCGATTTCTTCACGAGACAAAAGTTCAGGCTTTTTAAAGTCAAGCTTTGCCAACTCTCTACATTTTTCAGCATGCTTTTGACATATAGGTTTAGCTTTGCAAAAACCACACCAGGGCCCCGCTTTTTGTTCTCCTAGTCCCGTATAAGCCATTTTCACTGTCGGCCTTATGCTCTCTCCCCAGGCTTTTAACTCCTGCACATTTGTCGTAAATGTTCCGCCGCCGTTTTTATTTCTTGGCTGGAAGATATGCATATGTATGGATTGAATGTCGTAGAATAGCTCATATTCTCCTACTGCCCCAAGTGCATATAGTTTTAACTGCGGATTATCCTCCGCACTAACCGGGACATTTTTCCCGTACTTCAGGTCTATTATGTGCAGATCATTCCCCGATATTATTATGCAATCGGCTGTACCAAGACCCTCGGGTATATATGTGGATAAGTTAAGTTTTACCTCAACAGCTATGTACGGTTTTTGGGTGTACGAAAGCATTATTTCCCTTATGTACTCCGCATATTCATCCGTAAGAGCGTCCATTTCTTTTTGGTACATACTATTGTTAGTAAAATCTTTAAGTATCTTGTTGAAAGACCTTTTCGGTAACGGATCTATAAGCATATTTCTTACTTTAGCCTCTGCTATTGCGTGCGCCAGAGTACCTTCTTTTGCACTATCTGACGGCCTATCTTCGAAACTCTCTTCGAGCCTCGCACTAGGTGGGCACTCAAGCCACCTGTGCGCCCCCGATGCACTTAATAATGCGTGTTTTGGCATTAAAGTTTTACCCCCATTTTTTGCAACTCTGCTGCAATCACAGGAAGTTGTGACGGCTGTAATTGAGTAAGTGCTGCCACCCCAAATTTTGCTAAAAGCTGTTGGAATTCCCCAAGTCTTCCAGCATCTTTGAGTTGAATTGCCCCGACAGCTATCTGATCAATAGAATATGTAGGCATTTGAGTAGGTACCTGTGGCGTAACTGGTACCTGTGGCGTAACTGGTACCTGTGGCGTAACTGGTGCCTGTGGTGTGGCGCTCACTTCCTCTGGCATCTGAACCTGGATTGTTGTTTTTCCTGTTTCCCCTTTGAGCAAATGCGTAATCTCCGCAAATCTCCCCATATACTTCGTAAATTCGTCATATCCGTCAAACTGTAAAC